GTTCAGGACCAATAACAACACAACAAGATGTTGTTGAAGATTCTGGCGGTATAAAAGTTCGTGAATTTTTTGCCTCAAGGTTTGTTGTTTTATACAACGAATATTGTTTTAACAGAGGTGTTGATTTCAGAAAAGGTGGGTTAAAAGGAAATTGTGCCATTCCTGAAACCTGTGATGAATGGAAAGTTTTGGTTGAAAATTTATCTCCAGTAAAACTGAGATTGTTATCAGCAGAACGTTTCTAATTTGACTTGACACGGCCTTCGGGTCGTGTTATAATTTATTTTTATATTATGGAAGTTGTGAATTATGGATCATTTATTGTGGACAGAGAAGTATCGTCCTAAGACTATTGAAGAATGTATTTTACCTGAACGGTTGAAAACACCGTTTCAGGAATACGTAAACCAAAAAAACATTCCCAACTTGCTGTTGAGTGGCGGCGCAGGTGTCGGTAAGACAACTGTTGCCAAAGCCATGTGTAATGAGATTGGTTGTGACTATATTGTCATCAACGGCTCTGATGAATCTGGTATCGATGTGTTTCGTACCAAGATTAAGAACTATGCTTCTTCTATGTCTCTATCGGGTGGCCGCAAGGTTATCATTATCGATGAGGCAGACTATCTAAATCCTAATTCTACACAGCCTGCTCTGCGTAATGCAATTGAAGAGTTTGCAGGTAACTGTTCGTTCATCTTTACTTGTAACTTCAAGAACCGCATCATTGAACCACTACACTCTCGTTGTGCCGTGATTGAGTTTGGTCTGAAGAATGGTGAGAAGGCCAAGATGGCTGGTTCTTTCTTTAAGAGAATCCAGTCGGTTTTGCAAAGTGAAAAAGTTGACTATGATGACGCTGTTATTGCTGAATTAGTTAAGAAACACTTTCCAGATTTCCGCCGTATCATTAATGAGATGCAAAGGTATTCTCAGTTTGGTAAGATTGATTCTGGCATTCTTGTTCAGATGGGTGATGTTGAGATTTCAAACATCGTCAAGTTCATTAAGGACAAAGACTTCGGTGCAATTCGTAAATGGGTTGCTACAACTGAGATTGATGCTGCAACATTGTACCGTAAATTGTATGATGGTCTGTATGACGTTTTGAAACCACAAAGTATTCCTCAAGCAGTTATCATTATTGCTGACTATCAATACAAACAAGCATTCGTGGCTGATCCTGAGATTAACACTGTGGCTTGTTTAACTGAATTGATGGTAAGTGTGGAGTTCAAATGAGTAAAGATTTTGAAGTACATCCGATTGGTACTGCTAATGAAATTAAGTTGTCTCGTCAACTTAGTTCCGCAATCGAACAAATTACACATCAGTATGGTGACGGCATCGTTCCTAATTCCGTGTTCAAAGCATACAAAGAATTGACTGACTATTATGCCGTGCAGATTGAGATGGAAAATGAATGACCTTTTTAGACCAACATTAGACTGGATTGCAGATGACTACAAAAGTAATAGAGTTCGTTTTTGTCTTGAGGTCCTTGCTTGGGCTCTTAGTATTGGTTGTTCTATCACTATGGCAATCACCGTTCCAACACCACCTCTCTTGGTTTTATACCCAATCTGGATTGTTGGTTGTTCTATATACGCTTGGTGCGCTTACAACAGGCGTTCCTTTGGTATGTTGGCTAATTACCTCTTGCTTACCACAATCGACACAATCGGATTAATAAGGATGGTAGTATGAGTCCGTTTGATTATGTAAACCAAATTCTACAAGGAAAGAAACAGTTAATTGTTGATGATGTGACTGAATCGGAATACGTTCCGTTTTTGGTCAATCGTTCGCTGTCATATCAAATTGATTGCGTATCATATGCGAATGAAATGAACCGCAGGTCATTCATCGACAAGAAACTACAGAATGATTTTTTGTTAAACACTATTCGCTCAAAGAAAAGACCGTTTGTAAAGTGGGCTAAGTCTGATAAAAGTTCAGATATTGACGCAATTAAATTTCATTTCGGTTTTTCTGACATAAAAGCACTCGAAGCACTCCGCCTGTTGACCGATGAACAAATATATCTTTTGAAAGAAAAAATGTCCATTGGAGGACTAAAAAATACTAAATAATATTAACTAATATTGTGAGGTGTTTATGCAAATAATAAGTAGAGAAGAAGCAAAAAAACAAGGTTTCTTTAGATATTTCAATGGTAAACCTTGTAAAAAAGGACACATATCTCAAAAATATGTTTCAAACATGGGATGTGTAGAATGTGCTAATATCAAAAATAAATCTTTGGATAATAGAAAAATACACAAAGAGAAATATGAAGAACTTGGATTGAAGTTTATAAAATCTATGTGGTGGAGGGCTAAGAAAAGGTCTGAGAAAACTGGTATAGAATTTAATATAGAGTTGGATGATATCAAAATACCAAAATTGTGTCCAGTATTTGGTTTTGAATTTGAAGTCGGTGTCGGTAAAGGTCCAACAGATAAGTCACCATCATTGGATAGGATTGATAATAGTAAAGGATATGTAAAAGGCAATATACAGATTATATCGTTCAAAGCTAATCGTTTAAAGAATGATTGTGATATAGTTGATATTGAAAAATTGTTATGTTATATGAAATTATTAAAACACTAAATACCATAAGGTCTAAGAAAAGACCGTTCGTAAAGTGGGCTAAGTCTGATAAAAGTGAAGATATACAATGCATTAAAACCGTCTATGGTTTTTCTGATACGAAAGCACTTGAAGCACTCCGCCTATTGACTAATGAACAAATCCAACAATTAAAAGAAAAAACCGGTATCGGTGGATTGAGGAAATAATATGGTAGATTTAAACAAGTTTGTTGAGGTTAAATTAAAGCAAGAGGATGATTTTTTAAAGGTACGTGAAACATTAACCAGAATCGGTGTTTCTTCACGTAAAGATAAGATTTTGTATCAGTCGTGCCACATATTACACAAACAAGGTAAATATTATATTGTACACTTCAAAGAATTATTCCAATTGGATGGCAAACCAACCGATATTACAGAGAATGATATTCAAAGAAGAAATGCAATTGCAAGATTATTGGAAGAATGGGGTTTGGTGAAAGTTTCTAATCCAGAATTGATGGGTGATAACATTGCACCATTACACCAAATAAAAATCATCTCTCACAAAGAGAAAGATGAATGGAATTTGGTACCAAAATACAATATTGGTAAGAAGATTACACCACAGTAAGTAGATATATTATGAAACAAGTGAAAGAAAAAGTTGAAAAGTTGAAAAACATTTATACTGGTGAGGTGGTGTACACCAGTAATTTGTTTGAGAAAAGACAAGACAGTACAATGACATTTATCCAGGTATACAAAGCAGAAAATCCACAAAGAAAATACTTTGTGAATGGTGAAGCTTTTGTAAAATTGGATAAATAAAAATACTCCCTCGGGATGGGAACGTAAAGACTCTACTACCTTAGGAGCGTCTAAAGCCGGTACAACGATAAGGTACCCCAGTAGTCGGTAAGCTGGATTAATGATACGCCTTCGGGGTATCTATTTTTTAACTTGCTTATTAAAGGAGAAAACTATGACATTAGGACGTATTTCTTTTGGTCCACTTCACCACTCAACTCTTGGGTTTGACCGATTTTTCGATGAGGCTGAACGCTTGTTGAAAACGGACTTAACAAAAGTTAGCCCAGCATTTCCTCCACACAACATCATTAAACTGGATGACAATCGTTATTTGGTTGAACTGGCTGTTGCTGGTTTTGCTGAAGCAGAAATTGATATTTTAGTTGAAGATAACAACTTGATTATCAAAGGTGAAAAGAAAGATAAGGACACCGATGTAACATATATCCACCGTGGTATTGGTACTCGTTCCTTCACAAAAACTTTAACAGTTGCTGACACAGTTGAAGTCCGTGGTGCCGAATTCAAAGACGGCATTTTGAAGATTGGTTTGGAGAATGTAATTCCTGACCATAAAAAACCAAGGAAGATTGAGATTGGTGAGCAACTTGCGTTCTCAAAACCAACTCTATTGACTGAGTAAAACTGTGGGGCGAAAGCCCCACTTACTATATTATGAAAAAGAAATTTATTGATGCACACATGAAGACAGCTGAAGTCTATGCTGAATTGTCTTCTGCAAAAAGATTGCATGTCGGTTGTGTTGTTGTAAAAGACAACACTATCATCGGCATTGGTTATAATGGTATGCCATCTGGTTGGGAAAATGAATGTGAAGAATTGGTTTTTGTCACTGACCAAGAAGCAGTATTAAAAACCAGACCTGAAGTACTTCATGCGGAGACTAATGCACTCGCAAAGATTGCACGTAGTACCAACTCAAGTGATGGTGCAACATTGTTTGTAACTCATGCACCATGTATTGATTGTGCCAAACTAATCTATCAGTCTGGTATTAATAGTGTGTATTACCGAAATAGTTATCGTGACAATGACGGTATTAATTTTCTAAAAAAGTGTGATGTGACTGTCGAACAGTATATATAATTTAAAGGAGTTTATTATGTTAGTAGTGCCAGATGATAAAGCAGGCAAACCAATTGGTTTCACTTGCTCAACTTTCGATTTACTTCACGCAGGACATATTCTTATGCTTGCTGAAGCCAAGTCTGTATGTGACCACTTGATTGTTGGTTTACAAAATGATCCAACTGATGACAGGCCTAGTAAGAACAGACCAGTTCAGTCTATCGTGGAACGATTCGTACAACTCTCTGCGGTAAAATTTGTAGATGATATCATTGTCTATAGTACCGAAAAAGACCTTGAAGACCTATTGATGTTTCTTCCAATTTCTGTTAGAATCATTGGTGAAGAATATAGAGACAAACAATACACAGGTAAACAAATCTGTATTGATCGCAACATTAGTATGTACTTTAACTCCCGCAATCACCGTTTCAGTTCAACCGAATTAAGGCAGCGTACATATCAATCTGAATTGAGTCGCCAGAATGTATGATAGATTATCCAGTTACATCAGGGTCATCGATGATGTTGCGCCGGCAGATTTTTGTGATGACATTATTGATTTATACAAAGAAAGTCCTTTGTGGCAAACAGCAACTGTAGTTGGAGAAAATGAAAACAAAATTGATGCATCAATAAGAAACGTTGATACAATTAATCTGTCTAAAAAAGATGAAGTCGATAATGATTATGAACAGATGCGTCAAAAAATTGATAGCGACTTGTTTACATGTATACAGAAAGCCTTACACTCATACAGTGAAATGATGCCGCGCCTTGTAATAAAAGAAGATACTGGTTATGAATTGTTGAGATATAAACCTGGTCAATTTTACAGAGAACACACTGATGATTTTCCTGGTATACCAAGAATTGTTTCTTGTTCTTTAATGTTGAATGATGATTATGAAGGCGGTGAATTTGCCTTCTTCAATGGTACTGTTAGATATGTACCAAAAAAAGGTTCAGCATTAATGTTCCCAAGCTGCTTTCTTTACCCACATGAGATTATGCCGGTAACAAAAGGAACCAGGCATTCTATCGTTACTTGGTTCAGGTAATCATTATAAACAAGTCTTGCATAATCAATCAGATTATGTTACAATACATTTAGTTATTAACTCCGGAGATATTATGGAAACATCTAAAATCGCAAAACAATTCGCTGAGGCTAATCGCCTTCCCCGTGCTTATAAGTACGATTTCTTTTTGCGAGAATTCGATGATATGGTAGAGGTCGTAGGTCTGATTGAAGACCCCACACTTAACATGACCGAGTTTAATGGTCGTGAGATGCTCTACCCAAAACGTTGGGTGACTTTGGCCGTGGTGCCAGCTTCTACGACTATCCCAAAATTCTGATATAGTGTATGAATGAATAAAAAATATTACACGAATGTTGCCTCTATTGGCAACAATATTTTCTACAGAGGTGTAAACAACGGCCGGCGAGTTAAGATGAAAATTGCTTACTCGCCAACTTTGTTTTTGAAGTCTAACAAACCAACAAAGTTTAAAAACTTAAATGGTGAAGCACTTGAACCCATGAAGTTCGAATGCATACGTGATGCGCGTGAGTTTGTTAAGATGTACAAAGAAGTAGAAAACTTTGAAATCTATGGCAACGATAGATACGAATATGCATTTATTGCTGATGAACATACAGAGATGATCGATTGGGACTTTGAAGATGTTGCAATTGATGTAATCGATATTGAGGTTGGTTCTGAGAATGGATTCCCTGATCCATATCAGGCCAACGAACCAATCACTGCCATTTGTATCACACGTGTCGGTGGTAAAACAATCGTAATGGGTTGCGGTGACTTTATTAATAATGATGATAATGTTACATACATTAAATGCCGTGATGAACATGACCTT